ATAACGAACTCGTCACCCGACACAAACACAATGTCGTCATCAGTCATTTCGATCTCGGCAGAACCAGATGCTGAACCAGCACCCAACTCAAAGATAGACAAGTTATACAACCCAGTCGGTAGTTTCACAAGAGACCACTTACCATGCGCATCTGCCTGAGTGTGCGCCATGTGTTCTGTGACCTCCAGGATTTCCTGAACAGTCTTATAGTTAGTTGTGCCAATAGCCTTACCCAGTTGGGTTCGCGGCACACCGGCCTCGTCAGCCAGCCGAAGAGCCATATCTCTATCCATGCGATAGGAAGAGATACGCTCCTCGAACTGAGCCTTGAGTTCAGCCTCGATAGTCGCCTTGGCAATAGTGAACGCCAAGTGCTTTTCAGCCAGAGCATCAAGACTGGCTTTTGCGTGGGGCGATAGTCGGGTCATACTATACCGACACCCCAACGCCACCAGACGCTAGCAGAATACCGCTCTCGGTTTCCAAGAACACAGTAGTGTCAGTGTTCTCATACTCCTTGAGATAAGTGGTCAGGTCGTCAATAGTAGGCTCAACCGAACTCTTGAACGCTACATGAGCAGTGAACAAGCCCTCGCCAAGCGACTGACCAATGACAACCTCAAGAACCTCGGTGTCACCCAATCGATCAAAAAAGCCGGTAGGCGTTTCATGAGTGAATGGTGATGCCATTGAAGTTACTTCGTCAATTTCTCCGTTGATGATTAGTTTGTTTGTATACATATTTATCGTTTCCTCTCTAGTTTTTCTTTTCCTTTGTGGTTTGGACAATTACATTCGTGATTGTCCTCGGGGCTGTCAGTCTTCCTTAGAAGAGCAGCCTCAATCTCTGCTGATGTGCCAGTAGTTTCGCCGTTGTCCCAGTCGCGAATGTAAAGTTCGCCATGAACATCCCAACGCTCGCCTTTACTAACATTAGCGGCCGCCCAAATAGCCATGTCGCCAAAGACTGTAACAGTAAACCAGTTGTTGGTTACATTCTGTCTCTCCGTTGGCTCGGCAACCCGGAACGAAGTGATGGGCATGCCATCCTGCGTAACAATGTGCCTTGGGGTTGTTGCTACCAGTGTGTTACTTGCTATATAAATGCTCATATATCTCTCCTTTGTTTCGTTGATAAATCTAAACTACCAGATTATTCTGGGTCTGTCAAGTCGTTCATGACCGCAATTGCATCCATCAAAAAGCCTACACGCTTTTTAGCATCAGCAGGGTCAAGCGGTGTGTCGTTGATGTAAGACCATTCACAGGTTTCAAAATCGTAAACATCACCAGAGCCGGTAAATTCACCCAACTGGCCGAGGTCAATGCCCCAAAAGCCTGTGTAATGGTTGTAAGTAACGACAAAGTGTTCTACCAATGTTGGCTTACTCAGGGTAACCACCCAATTCATGTGCCGCATAATCTACTAGCGTATTGATCGATACCTCACAGAAGAAGTCGTTGGTGTTGTAAGCCTCAATGATGCCAGACCAATCGAAGTCGCTGACTGGTTGACCATAAAGGTCTTCCAAATCTGCCTTAGTCCAAATGAACGGAATAGCCACTTCGGCATCCTTATCCATCTTCTCCAAGATTTCCATGAAATACTCTACTGTGTTTACTTTACTCATTGTTATCTTCTCCTTGTGTAATGTTATATGCCTCTTCAAGTTTTGCAATATACCAATCTGGTAATGTCATGCTTTCTTCCTGTAAACTAGCCATTTTTGCCATGTATTAGTCCTCCTCAATCTTGCTGTAAATGTTATCGATACTAAAGTCGGTGCTGTCAAGTTTGAAATCCTCAGTCAGTAGTTCTTCAGCAATCAGTTCAGCCTCTTCATAAGACACAGCCTGAACAGTCACAGACAAATACCGGCGTTGACTAGCCTCAATGATGTAATCTCTAAACACAAGGTCAGGCTGCTCCTCTTTTACGACAACAGCATCAATGTCCCACACAGTGTTCACATCAACAACTTCTTCATACTGGGCATGCTCATAAGGCCAACCCATGCCAATAATCTTCTTCACATCCTCAAGGCTCTCAGCGTGGATTTCCCAAGTGCCAGTAGTGGTAGTAGTAAATGGTAGTAAGTAACTTTTCATTCGGTTCTCCTTTGTTCGGTTTTTGTTTATAAATTCAGTTTATAGGTTTTGGAATTAGTTGTCAAGTTTTTCTTCAAGAATTATGTGAACATAATTTCCTAAGAAAACTGGGACTGTAGCCTCTTCCAAAGTCAACACTTCAGCCTTAGAAACAACAGCATCAATCTCTTCAGCCTGAACAGCCCAATCGTTCTCAGCCGTATCCAACAACTGAGTAACCAACATTTCCCTAGCAGCCTCAAAGCCATTCAGTAATGGGCTGGTGTAAACCATCTGGTCTTCGCTTGCAACAATCACTCTATAAGTTGTCATAAATATCTTTCCTCGCTTTCATAACCACTTCAAAGAAAGTGGCCTGGGTGTAACTTAGTGTTTTGATTTGATCAAGGGTCAAGTATTCATACTCAACCCGGTAGAAGTTGTTGCGGTCTGGCCAAGTGTTCGCACTCTTTAGAGTGCCAAACGCTTGAACCAAAACACTATCTTCTGGCGTGTAAAACGCTACCACTTTAGCCATTCTTTTGTGCCTCCTTGAATTCGTAAATATAATCTTCGTCCCATTCAGTATAGCCGTCAACCCACTCAATATTATAAGTTTCGGTAAAGTCGTCGCTCAAAGCAATCTCTCTAGCCTCTTCAATTGTTGCGGCCTCAATCTCGTAATAGCCGTTTATTGTTTCTACTGTTTCTAAAATGTATTTTGGCATTTATACCAACTCCTCTACTGTGTTGAAAGAACGAATGTAATCATCTTCTTCTTTATGAACTCTTACTTGACGAGCCAACGCATCATCAAAGGTGCTGAATGTGCCATGAACAGTAATATCACCAATAGTGGTAACGCTAATCTCACACACAATAAACACTGGTCTGGTCTCAAGGTCTCGCCTAGCAATGACTGTGTAATTGTCGCCGCTAATCCACTGCTTAGTGTCCATCAAATATTCCATGGTCTTAGGCCTCCTCCGGGTATTCACTCAAAACTTCATAACCCTTGCTGGAGAAGTTACCCTTGTGCAAATCTTCAAGGTCAATGTAACCAGCGTTTACTCTGGCAACTAGAATGTCGGCCTCCTCTTTTGATGGAGCCTCAAAATAGTATTTGATAGTTTCAGTCATGCTAGCCCATGCTACATATTTTTTAGTCATTATCTCTCCTTGTGTTGTTGTCATATATCTAGTTTAGTGGTTTTTGAATGTTTGTCAAGTTGTTTCCCAACAATCATTCATGCTCCAATCGCCTGGCACTTTTACCAACTCTTCCAATGTGTCATAGGCCACGCTGTCAAACATTTCGTGGTTCCAACTTTCTTTGCCAACAATGGAAATTGTCAAACTACCGGCAATTTCGTGGTCGAATGCATAATCGTAAACTCTTTCATTAGCCATTTGGGCCTCCTTTGATCGATTGGTTATAAGTCCAGTTTAGTCCTTTTTAGAGGCTTGTCAAGCAAAAAACGCAAAATAGTCAAAGAATTATTTATGATAAGTTTTACCATATTCAACCACCACTACCCCACACTATTTCCAGAAACACTATTTTATTCCTTCAAAAAAATACTATTTCATTAGTGAAAATAAATAGTGTTTACGGATGTAGCGTTTAGATATTGGAATTGAATATGATAAAAACAATGAGAAAAAGAGTATAATTTACCATATTCAATCGAGAAAAGGGACAAAATGAAAATCTCCCAGTCTATCTAATTATTATATATAATAATATATATATAAATAATACAGATAGAGACCCAAACCAAAACTTTAGGAATTAAATATGAAAACCGCGCAGAATTTTCAAACCACCGCCCTGCGTCTAAAACCCCGCATATTTTTCAAAAAAAGCACCTGTGTAAAGCAACAAATAATACTGCAGCATTTAGCATCACTACAGATCACAAAATTTAGAATGTGACATTAGCAATCAGCATTTAGAATTCAGCATTCAGCATTAAACATACAGTATTCAGCAAATACAGCCAGGCCCAAGTCGACCCCTAAAGGCCGGGGTCCGCCTTGGCTAATAAAGAAACAACAGAAACAACAGAAAAAACAAAAACTGTAGTTACGCCTTTGGTAGGCGACTCTACGAGCTCGCCTCCCAACGGCTCGATAAAAACAAACAACTAAACATAGGAGAAAAAATGAATCTAAGAGATTCGCGTAAATTATTCAAAGTAATTTACAAAATAGACCCTGTAACATCCGAAGCAAGATACGAGCTAGTTCTCAAAGAAAACGACGCAGACTTCGGATACATCAGAGACTATGTAGACGAACTATGGACACCATGCCACAAGTTCATCGGATACTCATGGTTAGCAAACAAAACCGACGAAAACGGCAAACTAATCATGGAATACCCAACACGCTACAACCAGTATCAAGAAGTTGAAACCGAATACCTAGACCTAGAACTAGAAAGCGGATTCAACCAAGCACTACTTGATGCAGGTCACTTCTACCACCAAACTAGAAGTTTCGTATTCCCAGACTATTCACCACTATCACTAAAAAGGTAATAGACAATGCGCAAACTACACAGTTACGAAGAAATCACTGACAAACTTCGCGGAATCGACGAAGGCGACAGTGAAATCGTAGAAGTAGATGTAATACCAAACTATCTGTTCACATTCAACAAATCGTTGAACCAATGTGACATATGGGTAACAAACGGTATCACAAAACGAGAAGAATCCTTCTACCAGTTAGTAAACCTAATCCCACTACACGGGCAAGACTGGGAAGAATTCAAACAAGAAGGACTAATCGATTACGCCAGAATCATATACATGGGCTGGTTCCACTCAAACCTACCTGAAGAACTAACTTTTCAGGTATAACCAAGGAAAAAAGGAAAAATGAGAAATCTCAACCGAGACTTCATCGAAGTCGCAAAAAAGCTACACGAAGTAGCAGCAACACACGGAACATTCACCGAAACCGCATCACAGATAAGCGTTGAATCAATCAATGAACTAAACTCATTCATTGACTCAAACAACATCAACGGTGTAGGTATCGCATACTACGGTGGTGTAAGTCGTATCACATTCAAAGGCTTAGTAAGCGACCCAGACAACGGGGACATTTACCTGCTAGAAACAACATACGAAATGCTAAAAAAGTATCGCAACGACGCAATCCTATGGATGCAGTTCCGTTACGAACTAAGCAACCTACTCAACGAAGCAGGCATTGAAACATACAGTGATGGCAACTACATCCGTATCAATCTTGCAGACTCAGCACAGTTGCAGAAAATGCTAGAAATTGTAATGGAAGACATGACATTCGGTGTAGAATTCCTAGCATACGGACTGTCAAGTTACAACCGCACATTCGCAGACTACTTCGCACACTACGAGCGTAACCAGCGAATCAACGGTCAAAACCAATCCACTGAAGGCCTAAGCAAAAAGATTGCAGATCGTCAAGCTCAAGAACTAGAGCCAGCACAATGGATGGCAATCGAAGACGAGATACAAAAATACCAAACACAAATTGGTAACCACATTGTATCCAGAACATGGGGATGGGAAATTGAAGCACCAAACCCAGGCTCAGGTGTTCGCACACCAATGGGTGTAGAAGCAGGATCAGACGGTTCAGTAGAATCATACGAAACCGACACAGACGGTTGCGAATGCGACTGTCGTTCATGCACCTACCACTCATGCGACTGTGGCAACTGCAACGACTACAATGACGACCCAGAACACTGCAACGACAGTGACTGCAACAACATTGTATCCTACGAATTCCGCACCACCGGTGGCATCACCCGTGCACTGCACCCAGGACTTCGTATGCTCCTTGACCAAATCAAGGACACAGAAAAGAACGAAACCGCTGGAACACACATTCACGTCTTTGCAAAAGACTTGACTGCAAAACAGATTGGTATCGTTCTAGCAGGTTACGCAATCACACAGCGTATCTGGGATGTAATCTGTGGCCGTAATGTAAACGACGACGATGGTCGTTGCAGAACCTACGCAAACCACATTCCAGCAGAATCAATCAGTGCAACACTACGCACTGACACTCTGTATCACGTTGGCAAATTCACAGCCATCAACACACACCACGCAGCAAACGAGCGAGGCACTTTAGAGTTCCGTCAAATGGACTGTAACTTCAGCTTCGACCGAATCACCTTCATGGCGTGGATGGCTCGTGGACTCATCCAAACCGTAAAGAACGGCGCACAAATCAATGACTTCTTTGCAGTAAAGAACATCACCGATTTCGTCGAAATTTACGCAAAATACGGATTCACCTTCAGCGAAGAAACAGCAAAAGTTGAAGACCCATACGGTTCGCGTTACCGTCAAGTAACACGCACCTTCCAGGTTGCTTAGTCAAATGGCTAAAGTCAAAATGAAATGGGTAGACACTGAAGAGATACTAAAAATCAAATCAGGTCGCAAAGTCCGTTACGAGGTTACACAATTCATGGAAGAACTCTATGCAAACCCAAACGCATGGGCAGAATATCCAGTGAAAGTAAACTCACACGCCTGGGCGTATCGAATCTCAGAACGATTCGCTCAAATCGAGGTAGCACAGACAGGCGGAAACAACCTGTCTGTGACCCACCCAGATAAAAAACTCTGGACAGTATACATGAGATACAATCCAGACCTTCCAAAGGAGAAGAAATAGAAACGAAATAAAGTAGAAGAAACTATCGCAATGTGCGTCAGTTTCACAGTGTTCCTAATAATCGCATTAGGTCCACTATTTTGTTGAATAAAAAATGTGGGGGTCAGAAATGGCCCCCACAACCAAACTAAGGAGAAACACAATATGTGCGGAATCGGTGGCTTTAGCCTATCCAAACAAAGCAAAATCAACCCACGCAAAGTAGCGCATGCGTTACTAACCGAAATGGAAGCCAGAGGCTCAATGGCCTCAGGTTATGCATGGGAAAATGCAAAATCATCAGGTGTCTACAAACGAGACATTGCAGGATCCAAACTAAGCATGTGGCACATGCCACGCAACGCAAAAAATGCTATCCTGCACACTCGCCTAGCCACACACGGCAGTGCATCAGTCAACGCCAACAACCACCCAGTAATGTCACCAAACGGTAACATCGCACTCGTGCACAACGGTGTAATCTACAACCACACCAAAGTGCGAGGCGAACTACCATACCAGCTACCAGAAGTAGACACATCAGTAATCCCAGCAATCCTGCAAAAATACGGTGTAGACAAGTTCAGTATGCTCGACGGCGACGCTGCAGTAGCATGGTTAGACAGTGACCTACGAAACCAAATCACAGTAGCACGAATCAACCACTCACCAGTATGGGTCGCACAAAGCAGAGACGGCTCATTCTTCTTCGCATCAACCGAACACATCCTATGCACAGCATTAGACCGTGCCAAAATTGATTACGAATGGGTATACGAAGTCGGAGAACGCAAAATGTTCACCGTAAGCGAAGGTGTAGTAACCAACTTTGAAAATGTAGTCGAACTAGACCCAGCATACGAAGAACGTTGGACACCAAGCTACTACGACAAATACCGTCACATGACAGCCGGAGGCAACCCAAACAGTTCATGGGAATCCTACGGCACCGGCCTAGACATAGGCGGAGGCATCACAGAATACACACCAAACCACGAAGACATGGCAAACTGGGGAATCAACACATTCGCAGACTTCAGAGCATGCTTCAGCGAAGTAGGCGGAGTATTCTACGACGGCAACGGCGACATGATTGGCGACATCGAACAACTCATGGACGAATACGAGGACTTCAAATACGGTGCATGGCTAGAAGAACACAGCCAAGGCCGAAAAGAACCCTCAGAAACCGAACTATGGGGTCGTGTAGATGACTGGCGATGACAAATCAAACAACGAAGTCATCACATGCGATGTGTGCGGAGAAATGATGCTCTACTGGCAATTCCAAGCACACCTAGCAAAAAACTAGCAACACATCCCGAGCAAGATGTAAAAAGGCTCAAAACACCCTTCATGCGCGCATCGTGCCGTGTGAAATCCGAAAAACATGGCCTTTGCCATGATTTTATAACAAGGAGAGATAGCCTTATGGGCGTTTCAAAGAAAATCAAAGAGAAATCAAACGCTGAGTTGCAGTTGGAGTCGTTGCAGGAGCTTGTTGACGCTTATGAACGCGTTATTGCAGACTTTGGGCAGGACATTGGTTGGCCGAAGCGTTTGCAGAAGAAGGTAATTGCAGCGTTGGACCAGCGTTTGTATGAGTTGGACAATGTATGGCGTGAGCTGTATGAGGCTGAGTTGGACGCTGAGGAAGAGTTCAACAAGAAGTAGTAAAAGTTTGGGCAGATCTACACGCATATTGTGGCGTGTGGGTCTGCCCTTTTTTTATTGTTGTTTGGGCAGGGAAAATCCGCGCACATTTTTGTGTGGTTCATGCTGCGTATAGATAGATAGTTAGTTGTTTTCCTGGTGGCACCAATAAAACCTGTGGTGTGGATATTGTGGTTATTTGTGGGTGTTGGCAGGTCGTGATGCCCGCTACGCTGGGGCATCTCGTCCTTGCTGAAAGGTAGTAATGAAAAGCGTTGTTGTGAATAAATATAAAGATGAATATGATGTTTATATTGGTAGAGGTAGTAAGTGGGGTAATCCTTTTGTGATAGGAAAGGATGGTAGTAGGGAAGAGGTAATTGAAAAATATGAAAAGATGTTGAGCATAAATGTGGAATTGTTGAGTGTGCTTTTATGTGAATTGGAAGGCATGAGATTAGGATGCTTTTGCAAGCCTGCGGCTTGCCATGGGGATGTGTTAGTTGAGTATGTGGAAAAGATGAGGGGATAAAAGCAGGGCGTTCCCCCCTGCACCCCCCTTACACGCACCACTTTAGTTCGTGGTCCCCTTTAGTTGAAAGATTAGAGGGGACCGACAAGCCGGCCCCCTCGATTCTTTTGGTGGTTGGTAACGCAGACACACACCGTGTAGGCGTAAAACATAAAATAGATAAGGTAAAACATCATGTCAAAGCAAAACAAGGCAATTTCGTTCGACTTCAACGCAGTATCGGGTGGCGGAGAATACACGCTTATCCCTGTTGGTCGTTACGCTGGCGTTATCACAGACGCTCGTTTCGTAGATGTAAAGTCTACTGGTGAACAGCGTTTGTGGGTTCAGTTCCGTATCAACGGTCCAAAGCAGAGCGGTCGTTATGTAACCACCCTATGCGTTCTTGACGCTAGCGCCCCTTCAGCATACAAGACCAAGAGCCTTGTAGAAGCCGCTGAACACCACCTAGGCGGAATGTATGTTCCAGCAAACCCTGCCGAATTGATTGGCGCTTTCGTTGCCGCTAACATTGTCGTATGGACACCACGCAATGGCAACACCACCAACGACATTGGCTCGTTCGCACTATCTACCCAAAAGGCAGAAGTAGAAAAGTTTGTTGAAGAAGTGGCGTCTCACTTCGACATTGCTCAGGCCGAAGTAATGGCAGCTAAGGCAAAGCAAGCGTTCTAACCCGTATGAGTGTAAGCCCCCCTTGACGCAAGGGGGGATTACCTCTTGTAAAAAATAGTAGAAAGATAAAAACATGTGTGAACTAAACGGAACCAAGTGTATCGAAACTATCATTTGCGTATGGTGTTCAACCACCTACAACGAACTACCAGAGAACCAAGCATGTATCAAATGTAACGCAAGCGGACACTGGGCAGAAATCGAAAGCCCAATCGGACAACTAGCACTAAGCAGAAAGGCGTAAAATGAAAACGCTAATCCTAATGTGGACAACCACACTCACGCTCGCATGGTTCGTTCAAGCCAACAACGACAGCATAGCCCGCCAACTACAAGACGGCGAAACCAGCATAGCCAAAGCGTTAGAACACGGAAACATGTTCTTCACCGCAAGCCTAACAATCATGCTACTCACCACAATCGCCGCAACAGCCCACGCTGTTCGCAAGTTTCTAGCGTAACCCCCCCTTCACGCTAGACAGGAAAGCCGGTAATCGAACTCCCCCTTCGGTTATCGGCCTTTTCCTAATTCGGCCAATTGTCGTCTACTCACGCCGCCAGCGACGCTCGCATCCGCCAGCCCTCCAGTGTGGTATCAAAGACTTCAATTTATTAGCCGAAAAGATAAATAAGGTAGTGTTCTCCCCCCACATGCGTATCGGAAGCTGTTTTGTGAAAATGGTGTGGTAGGATGTGTGTATGAATATTTTTATTGATGCTACTTGGTCGGATGAGCCGATCTCTCTTCACCTTGCCGCTTATGATGAGGGTGATGAGTCGATTGTTTATGTGGCGACTTTTAATGATGAGCATGTTGTGTTTTTTGAGGCTACGGCGGATGTTCCGTTTTGGTCTTTGGTGCAGGTGGCTGTGCAGTGTTTGAATGAGGAGTTGGAGTGGTTGGGTTAACTCAGTCTCAGCGGATGCTTTTAACTTTGAATCAGGTTAAAACTTCAGCTGAGATTTATCCGTCTTCGGTTTCTAAGCCGGAAAAAATTTCGCGTCGTAAGAAAAATAAAAACCAGAGGAAGGCCAGGAGGTTTAATCGTGTCTAGAGGAATTACTGATGATGCTGAGGATGTTGAGGAGACGTCTGAGGATGCTGTTGATTTGAATGAGTTGGCGGAGATGGTGTTTATTGTGTTTAATGAGGTTAAGCTTTTGCATGAGAAGCTGGATAAGTTGTTAGAGAAGTAGAAGATGGCTAGAGGCGAGATTAGTTTACTTGACGAGACTTTGTTGCGGGCTGCGGCTTCGGGTAAGTCTGGTGAGGAGATTGAGCGTTTGACGGGTATTCCGGCTGCGCAGGCTGTTGTGCATGTGAAGAACATCCTTGCTAGAAGGGATGTGTGGTCTGAGGTTGAGCAGAGGCAGTTGTTGGTGCATGAGTTGAATGAGTTGAAGAATTCGTTGCAGCAGAATGCGATTGAGTTTAAGGATCCGACGAGTGCTAGGTTGTTGTTGCAGACGTTGACTGAGTTGGGTCGGCGTTTGGATTCGCAGAAGGCACAGTTGGATGAGCAGGTGTTGCGTTTGTCTGAGTTTCAGCAGGGTATCTTGCTAAGGGCTATGGATTCGGCTTTGGGGTTTGCTAAGAGGCAGTTGAAGGAGCAGTATCCGGATGTTGATTCGGATAAGTTGGATGCGCTTGTTGGTGAGGGGCTTTTGTTGGCTAAGCATGAGTTGATGGCTGAAGATGATTGATGGTGTGATTGATGGGGTGGTTGCTGATATTCAGCGCCGTTCTAAGAATTCTTTGTATTTGACGGATCCTGTGGCTTGGTGCGCGGATGTGTTGGGTAAGCATGTGTGGTCTAAGCAGGCTGATATTATGCGTTCCCTTGTTGACAATACGCACACTGCTGTTGTGTCTTGTAATGGTGCTGGCAAGTCTGCTATTGCGGGTATGGCTGGTGCTTGGTGGGTTTCGGTGCATGATCCGTATGAGGTGGCGTTGATTGCTTCGGCTCCGACGTATCCTCAGATTGCGCGTGTTTTGTTTCGTGAGTTGAAGGATAACCATAAGGCTGCGGCTTTGCGTGGGTTTAATTTGCCTGGGCACATTAACCAGTCTGAGGAATGGAAGTTGGACGATGAGTATGGAACTTTGGTTGGTTTTGGTCGTCGTCCTGCTGACACCGATATTGTTTCTGCCTTCCAGGGTATTCACCGTCGATACGTTATGGTGGTTCTTGATGAAGCTGGAGGTATCCCTACTGATTTGTATACTGCTGCTGAAGCTGTTACTACTACTGCTGACTCGCGTGTTTTAGCGATTGGTAACCCGGACCGTCGTGGCACAGAGTTTCACCGCATTTTCCGTGAGGACGAGACTTGGAATAAAATTCAGATTTCTGCGTTTGATACACCGAATTTTACTGGGGAAAAAGTTCCAGAGAATTTGACGCCGTTGTTGATTCAACCGACGTGGGTGGATCGTCAAAAAATTGCGTGGGGTGAGGATTCGGCTCGTTACCGTTCTAAAATTTTGGCTGAGTTCCCTGAAGAGGATGACACCACGTTTTTTAGTCAGCAGGCTATTGATAAGGCTGTGGATTTGGAGATCGAAGAGGATATGAACATTCCGGTTGTGTTGGGTGTGGACTTGGCGCGCTTCGGTGATGACGATTCGGTGATTTACACGAACAGAGGGGGCCTTCTGCGCCATTATGCGACATGGAACAAAGCTAACGCTGTTGAGTCGGCTAACCGCGTCCACGAGGCTGCTGTGGCTTTGGGTGCGACTGAGGTTCGTGTGGATGCTACCGGTTTGGGTGCGCCGGTTGTGGATATGTTGGCGACTATGTGTGATAACAAATATATTGTTATTAGCATTATTGGTTCGGCGGCTTCACCTGATAACACTCGTTGGCTGAATGCCCGTGCCGCTGGTTATGATTCTTTGCGTGAGGGCATGATTATGGGCAGGATCGATTTGGATTTGGATGACAAGGACTTGTTGGACGAGATGATGGGCATTAAATACAAGTTTAGTGCTAAGGGTTCGATTCAGATTGAGTCTAAGGATGACATGCGTTCTAGGGGTATGAAGTCTCCTGACCGTTTGGACTCTGCCATGTATGCGGCGTTGGATATGTCTAAGCTTTTGGGTTCGCCGTTTGCTAATTCTCGCCCTGGTGACAGGGTTTTGATGGATGCTGACATGATGGATTCGCGTTTTCCTTTCTACAACTCGTGGACGTGGTAGAATAATAGTAGATATTTTAACTTTTTGGAGCTTATTTTGACAAATCCGGACCTTTTTGACGAGTCTTACAACGACATGGCACGAGCTATTTTGGCTCTTGATGACCAGGGTTGGACGCCTTTGGGTGAACTTGCCACTGAATTAGACGCTTTTAGCCTTGGTGCGTTGCACGATATCGCTAAAGAGCTGTCTGAGCGTGTGGATGGTAACCCGCTGTTAAAGCGCGGTTTGGGCCTTCGCACAAGCTATGTTTTTGGTAAGGGGGTCGAATTTGATAACATTTCGGCTCGTGTTAAGGAACTTATTGAGTCTCCTCAAAATCAGGCTGTTTTGTTCAGTTCGCAGGCGATGGCGATTAATGAGCACTCACATTTTACTGCTGGACAGTTTTTTATTCTAGGTAACATGAGCAACAAAAACCTTCAGCGCATTCCGTTTAACGAGATCACTGGCTGGGTTACAGACCCTGATGACATGGAGTTTGTGCGCTATTACAAGCGTTCTTGGACTCGTCACCCTGAGAATGGTGGCAAACCTGTTCAGGTTTCGGCTTGGTATCCTTCTGACCTTTACACTCCTATGGGTCGTTTCCCTTCTTCGATTGAGGGTGTGCCGGTTGACCCTACTAAGGTAATGTTTACTTCTGCGGTTAACAAACGCGCTGGAACTATTTGGGGTGTGCCTGACGCTATCTCTGCTTATCCTTGGGCTCACGCTTATAACGAGTATTTGAAGGATGGTTCTCGCATTCTAAAGTCGTTGGCTATGTTTGCTTGGCAGTTGAAAGCTAAGAGCCGTAACGGTGCGACACAAGCTGCCGCTTCGATTGCTACGCCACAGGCTGCTGGTTCGATGGCTATTACTGGTTCGGACATGGAGTTGAATGCTTTGCCTCGTTCTAACAGTGTCGACTTGGGTAGTGGTCGCGCTTTGGCTGCTATGGTGGCTTCTGCTTTGGAGGTTTCTGTTGTTACGCTTATGTCGGATCCTGGTTCGTCTGGTGCTTACGGAACTGCACAGACTTTGGATGTTCCAACCATTAAGGCTATGCAGGCTCGTCAAAAGATTTGGGAGCAGTTGTTTGGTCGCGTGTTGAAGTTCTTTGGTGCTAGTGCTAAGTCTGGTGTGAAATGGCCTAAGATGGAGCAGGAAGCTACTTACCGTCAGATCCAAGCGATTTCGTTGGCTTATGAGGCTGGGGCCCTTTGGGAAGACGAATACCGTTCTGCTGTTTTGGACGAGTTGGATGTTGTGCCACAGCACAAGGGTATTTCGCCAATGGCTCAGTCTAAGCTTGATGGTCTTGAAGCTAACGCTAACAGCCAGCAAGATTCTTCTGGCGACAACAATACTCCGGCTTCTTCTGGTCAAGGCCAGTCTGGTGCTGTTGGTAAAATGTCTAACAGCGATAACACACTCCGCGATATGGACGGCAACCCAACCGCATAAAAAAAGAGTATGGTATCATTACATATAGAAAAACATTTTATGTATTGGAGTTTTTATGACCGTTAAGCTTAGTGAATCACTTGGCTTCGAGGCCAGTGAAACCAAGAAGAAATGGCACGTCAAGATCATTGAGGCAGGCTGGGGTTCTTCAGGTTATTACCCTGCGTCTGTGCTAGAAGCGGATGGACCATCTGTTTTTAAAGCTGGCACAAAAGTTTTCATGAATCACCCTGGGTTAAATGACCGCCCTGAGCGTGATGTGCAGAAGCTTGCTGGTAAACTTGTAAGCGATGCAGTTTTTAAAGAGAATGCTCTTTTTGCAGATATTGAATTTTACTCTAGTTACGCTCCGGTTATCCGTGAGATGGCTGGAGATGTAGGTTTGTCGATCCACGCTTTTGGCGATGCCAAGCTTGGAGAAGCAGAGGGTCGACAAGGCCCTATCGTCGAGTCGCTGATTGAAGATCCTTTGACTAGCGTCGATGTTGTCACCGTAGCCGGAGCTGGGGGTAAGTTTCTTACTCTCCTCGAAAGTTACACAAGAGAATCGTTAACAGAAGTTACCGAATCACTAACGGAAGGAAATGGTATGTCCATTACTAAGGAAGAATTTGATGCAGCAATTGCTGACCTCAAAACTGCCTTCGTTGAGGCACTACTACCTGTAGTCGAGTCTGTCTCGGTGTTGGTAGAAGCTGCAAAGCCTGTCGAGAGCGAAGAGGGCCAGGAAGTTCCTGCTCTTAGCGCACTAGACATTGCAGAGAAGTTCAACGAATCAGGTCTACCTAAGATTGCCCTTCAGCGTGTAGCTGAGGCTCTTAGCGTTGAGACCAACGTCAAGTCACTTGACGAGCTACTTGAAAGCGAAAAGGCTTACGCTGCTTCGTTGACAGAAGCTATCACCCCTGTTGCTACCGAGACCGCTGGCGTTGTCCACGAGTCGGCTGCAAAGTCAACCACAACCCTAGCAGAGGACTTCGACAGCGTTGTTTCTCGTATGCTTGGTAAGTAAAGAAAGGTAAATCATGGCTCTTAACGAGATTTATGCAGTAGCTAATAGCCTGGTCTTTCCTGTAGCAGACACCGTTGTTTCGGGAGATCTAGTTCAGGTTGGTCAGATTGTTGGTATTGCCGAGCACGACGCAAAAGAAGGCGAGGATGGCAACACTTACGCTACCCTTAAGCTTACTGGCGCATTCAAACTAGAAACCGAAGACACAATTTCTGTTGGTGCAAAGGTATATGTTAGCAGCGCAGGCGTTGTTACCACTACCAGCACAAGCAACAAGCTTATTGGTCACGCTATCAAGGCAGGCACCGGCTATGTAGTCGTTCGCCTACACCAGAACTAAGGATAGGTAAAAATGACTGAAAACATTACAACCCGCCAGGTTGAAGCCGCAAAGCTCCTCGAAGGTGCTCTACGCGGTGACCGCATGGACAAGCTAAAGCTACAGGAAGGTATCTCTACCTCTGACCTGCCAGTTCAGCTTGCCCCAACCATCAACAAGATTATGCTTGCAAACTATGCAGAGCAGCCAAAGGTTTGGGACGCTTTCGCTACCAAGCTTGTTGTTGATGACTTCCGCCCACAGCAATACATGAACCTAGCTTACGAAGACGAAGGTCTTGACAACGCTGGCGACAAGTTCCGCAATGGTTCGCTTCCAACTGTTGGCGAATACGACGAGTATCCTACCGCTGGTTGGTTCTCTTTCTCAGAGGCTGAGTTCTCTGTGAAGAAGGCCGGTTCGCGCGTTCGTTTCTCATGGGAATCAATCGTTAACGATGGCAACATCTCGCTACTAGAGCGTCTACCTTTGGAGCTAGCCCGCAAGGCTGCTGGCAAGGAAGACGAAGAAGTTACGAAGCAGCTTGTTGGCGCTTCTGGTCTAAACACCGACAACTTCAAGTCTGGTAACCAGAACTTGCTTTCGGGCAACCCAGTTCTATCGCTAGAGGCTCTTGAGGCAGCTATCACCGCAGCAAACGTTCAGACCTACAATGGTAACTCTGTAACACCTCTAAGCCGTTTCGTGCTTGTTGTGCCACAGGCTCTTGAGCTAACTGCTAAGAAGATCCTTGCTATCCAGCAGGTTCGCAACGAGATCACTTCGGGAAGCACTGTTACTTCGACTGTTTCGGGTAACCCAATTGCTTCTTCGATCCAGATCGTTGTAAACCCTTGGATTAAGAAGATCTACAACAACAGCAACGCTGACAAGATGTGGTTCTTGCTACCTGTGCCTTCGGACACAATCAACCCAGGTATCGTTCTTGGTTTCCTACGCGGACACGAAGCTCCAGAGCTTCGCGTGAAGGCAAACTCGGGTCTATACCTTGGTGGTGGCCAGGTTCCAGCTCGCGAAGGTTCGTTCGACAACGACGACTTCGAGATGAGAATCCGTCACATTGCTACTGGTGGCTTCTTGCTTCCAACCGGAACCATCGCTTCGACTGGTGCCGCTAGCTAATAGCTTCACAATGAAAGCCCCCACTTCGGTGGGGGTTTTCTTTTACCTGCTATAATAGTATTGTCGCGCGCCTCCTTCGCGACTGCCACCCTGTTGAGTTTTTACTCCAGGGTGGCGCTTTTTTGTGGTAGAATTGGAGGATGATAATCTTTCCAGACAATAATCTTCCAGGCGGGTCGCAAGACTGGGCCGATACTGTCGAGCGCGAAATTAAGAAGCTTGATAAGCGTCCTATTGGTGGCGGTGGCGGTGGTGGGGGAGACTCTACTTCTTCTACTGGCACACCTGGTCCGACTGGGCCACAGGGGCCGGAAGGTCCTGCCGGTCCGACTGGGCCACAGGGTTTGCAGGGTGAGCCTGGTATTGATGGGGCTGATGGCGCTGATGGCGCGCAGGGTCCGCAAGGTGAAACTGGTCCGCAAGGGCCTCAAGGAGAGCAGGGTATTCAGGGTGAGCAAGGTATTCAAGGTATTCAAGGTGAGAATGGGGCTCAGGGCCCAGCGGGAGCTGATGGTGCAGATGGACAACCCGGAGCTGACGGAGCTACAGGTGCAACTGGTGCTACTGGTCCACAGGGTGAAGTGGGGCCTACTGGTCCCCAAGGAATCCAGGGCGAGACAGGTGCGACTGGGGCTACTGGTGCGACAGGTGCGACTGGTCCTCAAGGACCGGCTGGATCAGATGGACTAACTGGACTTAGTGCTTATCAGGTTGCGCAGGTTGAAGGGTTCACAGGCACTGAGACTGAGTGGCTTGCTAGCTTGGTTGGCCCACAGGGGCCGGAGGGTGAGCGAGGTGTCCAGGGCGAGAACGGTTTAACTGGTGAAACAGGCCCTCAGGGGCCTCAAGGCGAGCCTGGACCAGCTGGTGCGGATGGAATTGACGGAACTGATGGCGCAGACGGCGCTACAGGTCCCACAGGCCCGCAAGGTGAAACTGGAGCCACTGGCCCCACTGGGCCTACGGGTCCACAGGGTATTCAAGGGGAGCAAGGCATTCAAGGCGAAACTGGTCCTACAGGATCCGCAGGTGCCGACGGTGCCGATGGTGCAACTGGGCCTCAAGGCGACCCTGGCGTTGGTATTCCAACCGGCGGAGATGCTGGACAAATCCTTGCAAAGCTTGACGGAACAGACTACAGCACTACCTGGATTGACAACTACGCCAACTGGACTTCGCAAGTTAAGCACGAAGTTAAACTGGGCGAATCAATTTCTAAAGGTCAAGCTGTTTATGTAAGCTCTGCTGACGGCACAAACATGATTGTCTCTAAGGCTTCTAACGCTTCGGAGGCCACATCTTCAAAGACTATGGGATTGCTTGAACTAGGTGGTTCAACTAACGCTAAAGTGAAGTTAATCGCTGAAGGTTTACTTTCCGGACTTGACACATCTACAGCCACAGCTGGCGACCCTGTGTGGCTTGGGACCAATGGCAACCTAATTTATGGTTTGGCAAACAAGCCAGTCGCACCAGCACATCTCGTATTCATCGGTGTTGTTACAAGGTCAAACTCTAACAATGGTGAGATCTTTGTTAAGCCTCAAAACGGTTTCGAGTTGAATGAGCTGCATGATGTTCTGATTAGCTCGCCAGCAACTGGTGAAGTAATCCAACGCACTGCTTCTAACCTGTGGGAAAACAAGACCCTTGAAGAAGCCGGCATCATGCCTAACGTTGATGCAAAGCTTCACCGCACCAACTCCGCCTCTGAAGGTGGACAACTTGACTTTGCTCGTGCACTGGACAATGAAATGGCTTGGGGTATTGACGCTTTTGGTTCAACTAGCACACCAGACTTGCGCTTTATTGAAGGCACAAATACTCGTGTAACATTTAATGCTGGTGGCGATTTAACTCTTGGCGGTTCTGTAAACGCTTCTAGGATTAGACTAAACCCAGCTGTAGACCTTTCAGCAACATCTACAGACCACAACTTCCAGATCGGTGAAACTTCTAGCACCAACTTAAGAATTGATAATAACGAGATTGAGGTCCTAACTAACGGTGTTGGTGCGACCCTCGTTCTAAATGGTTCTGGTGGTGGAACAGTTCAGTTCGGTGGGCTACTAGACTCCAACGACACCTACGCAAACGAAATTACTACCACTCGTCGCGCCATGTGGATGAGCTCTGCTGGTGTTTTCGGTTACGCCTCGTCAAGCCGTGAAAGAAAACAAGACATTACAGGGGCCGAAATAAACGTCGACGCCGTGCTAGAGATCGAACCAAAGTTCTTTAGATACATTAGCGCAGTTGAAGAACTTGGCGACCAAGCCCCAATCGAGCTAGGTATGATTGCTGAAGACTTGCATGATGCAGGTTTAACTCAGCTAGTTGACTACGGTAAAAACGGTTCAATTGAGGGTATTCATTACAGCATGTATGTTACTGCATTACAGGCTGTTGCCCGACACCAGGCAACACAAATTGCGGACTTGACTGCCAGACTAGAAGCTTTAGAAGCTAAGTAAGGTATAATTAGTGTATGACTATCACAAATCAGCCCTCAAATCAAAACATAACCTACGGCACAATAACCGGAAGGTTCTTGCTCGCCTATACTGATGGGCCAGATGGTGATACCGATCTTGACTGGGTTGCTTGTAAGGGCTCTGTCCTATTCACTCCGTCACCGGCTTTCTTGAAGAACTCTACGCTGAATGTGACATTTATGCCGGCCACTGTTGAAGCACAGTTAGATGCTCAGGGTTACATTAACGTAAAGCTTTTAGCAACAGACAATCAAAACAATGTGCCGAGCGACTGGACTTGGCAAGCAGACTTCAGACTAACTGACGCTGAAGGAATCCCAACCCGTGGAGTAGACTCGTTCTCATTCCATGTTATTGGTGGAACCACAGAAGACTTAGCTGATATAGCACAGGTGTAACAATGGTAAACCCGCCAATTCAAAACGCTTACGGGACCGTCACTGGCAGGTTCTTACTTGCCTACACCGACGGCTCTGATGAAAACTCTGATCTTGACTGGGTTGCTGCGGGCGGAACAGTCCTCTTCACCCCCTCCCCAGCTTTCATCGTAAACGCAGAAGAAGACTTAACATTCCTGCCAGCGACCGTTGAATGCCAGCTTGATTCAGGCGGAAATATTTTAGGAATCGACGATTCTGTTGGGGTAAAACTTTTAGCGACTAACATTGCAGAAAACAACCCCGTCGACTGGACATGGACGGTAGACTTCCGCCTAACCGACGAACTCGGTGTGCCGACAAGGCCAATCCCTTCTTACTCATTCAGTGTTGAGGCTGGAGAAACCATTGATTTAACTAGCGCTATGCCTTTGCAAGATTCCAATGGTGTGCTGTATGTAAAGGGCGACAGGGGCGACGTTGGCCCTCAAGGACCAGAAGGGCCCCCAGGAACTCCTGGCGGCCCTCCGGGTCCTCAAGGCGCAGAAGGTCCTCGTGGTCCACAGGGTGCTCCGGGTTCTGGTGCTGGTGATTCAGCTTATGTTGTAGCTTTGCAAAATGGTTTTGTGGGTTCTGAATCTGAGTGGATCGCCTCACTTAAGGGGCAAAAGGGTGATACTGGAGTTTCAATCCAAGATGCTGAAATTTATAACAATAACCTTACATTATTTTACGATAATGGCACTAGCGAAAATCTGGGCCGAGTTGTTGGTTATGACGGCCAAGATGCGCCATACATTGAAAGCGCGAGCGTTAGCGCATATGGCTCAATGACCCTCAACATGAGTGATGACACATCTATATCTGTTTCTGGGGATGTTCGTGGGCCTGGTTATACCAGTGCAAATGTAGAAGATGGAATATTAAGTCTCTATAAAACAGACGGAACTGGGTGGGAAGAGGTTGGTTACGTAAGAGGCCCTCAAGGCGAGATTGGCTCAGTTCAGGCCGGTTCGGCTACAGTCCTTGAATCTTATGAAAATCCGTATGTGAACATTACGCGAACAGGGGATTATGGTTCTGAAATAAATGTTCTTAACTTTGGAATTCCAGCAGGAGAAAAGGGTGACACTGGTGACCAAGGACCCCAAGGCGAGCAAGGCATTCAAGGTGTTCAAGGCAAGTATGCAGCATCTTTTAGGTTAGAAGACGGCTATTTAGTATACAGAATATACGACCCAGCTACTGATTCTTTTTCTACAGACACAAATGCTGGTTATGTAAAAGGTCCTCAAGGCGAACGTGGCATTGAGGGGCCTCGTGGGCCGACTGGTCCGCAAGGTGACATTGGATTAAGTGCTTATGAAATCGCAGTTAGTGAGCAGTTAAACTGGTATCAAGATTATGACCCAAACGGAGAATTCACAGATTATAATACTGGAAAAAATTATAATCAAGTTTTTGTTGATAACGAAGCAGATTTTATAAGATTTGTCGTCAGAGGTGTTGATGGAAACGATGGAATCGGACTTCCAATTGGCGGAAGCAGAGATCAGGTTTTAGCAAAAGTAAGCGATGTTGATTACCATTTTGAATGGGTTACCTTGGTTACTTCATCTAACGTTGGAACCGCAGTTCAAGACACGCTCCAGGAAGAAATACAAAACGGAACAGTAGCCGCTCCTGGAATTGGCGGAACACCATTTAATATGGTGGCAGGTAGGCAGCTAATATATGGATCCGGTTCTGCTGAGAAGGTAACCAACAACATAAGTTTTGTTGCAGACACTACAGAAATTCCATTTGCTGACCAACCAATAATCACCCTAACTACAGATGTGAAAAATATTTTAGCCACAGTTTCTAACGTTACAACTACAACAATGACCATAACTCTCAAAACAATAGATAACGTGGCTATTCCAAACAATACTCCAGTAGTTGTAAATTGGCTGGCTGTGCAAATGAGGCCACAAAATTCAGAAAACACATAACAATAAGGTATAATTAGACAATGGCAATCATTCCAGACATTACCCCACCAGACTACTCAACAGCCGTAGGTCAGGTTCGACTTCTAATTCCCGACGTAGAGCAACTAGACGACCCGAGAGACCCTGAAGCAACACCGGCCTACCTTTTCGGGGATTCCCAAATCCAGGCATTCCTCGTGCTTTATGGCAACAACGTTAAGCGCGCCGCAGCACAAGCCAAGCTTGTCCTAGCCACCTCTGAAGCCCTAATCAACAAGGTTATCAAAACCTACGACTTCACAACCGACGGAGCCAAGCTTGGTGCAGAACTTCGCGCACAAGCTAAAATGCTTCAGGATGAAGCAAATCAGGATGACATGGTTGATTCTTTTGAAACCTTTATGGTAGTTTCTCCAACAACAAAGTGGGATAACGATTGGCTCTAAACACTCGTCCGGTTTTGCACCCTAAATGGACAAGCCACAACACTCCAGTCGAGGATGGCTTGGGGCTTGCGCTCATTCAGATTATTAGACCTAACGCCATTGACAAAACTTACGACCCAGAAACAAACACTTGGACAGAATCAACTGCAATCATTTACGAAGGTTGGGCACGAATCCAGCCACTACGCCAGTCCACAATTTCTGAATCAAGCAACGACTTTATTCCAATGACCGGCAAAGACGTTTCCATGTTCTTCAACCTTAAAAAGAATTTGATGGAAGACTGGGACAACACCCTGGCGGATATTCGCCCAGGATATGAAGTAATCGTCATAAGTGCTGTCGCAGACCCTCTGTTAACAGGTTTTCAATACACAGTTAAATCCGTAATCAACAGTTCAAACTCTTGGTCACGCGGTATTACCTGTGAGGTGAATCAGGAATCGAGGCCAGTCCGTGGCTAGAAGATCAACACTTATCGATGCAGAAGCTTGGATTAAAAGCCAAGACGAAAAGATCCGTAGAATTATGGGTCGCGCAGCAAGGCTAGGCGCGGAAGAAACTCGTAAGAATATTCTTGGTGGTTCACCTACCGGGTCTCAATGGCATGTGATGATTAACAAGATGCGTGGAAACCAATTTGGTGCTCGTAAAGAGACTGGTAAAATGTTTGAGAGCGTAAAGTTTAGTAGACCAGTTTGGAATCCTGAAACAAAAATGTGGGAAGCTTCATTTGGTTTTCCTTTTTCCCCAACAGGCTTTAAAGGTATTCGAGACACTCGTTCATCAGCAAAATACCAGAAGCGTGTAAACTCTATGCGCAATCCAAAGTTCCGCCCTTGGGCAGCAGACAAAAATTATATTGCTATGCAAGAATATGGTTCCGAAATGCCAGGCTCAAACGTCAAAGTTGGTATGCATGCAACTCGTAGAGCTCTAGCTGTGGCGGAGAAATACGCTATGCAAGAGTTCGGCAAACTATACAAGAAGGTTAAATAATGGCTCTATCACTCCTCGCTGTGCATGACCAGATCACAACAAAGCTTCGTGAGCTACCTCAGTCGGTCTACGAGAACACAGCACCAGCAGACGACCAACTAGAATACAGTGGCGGAACTATGCTACCTTTTATTGTGCCAATCTACGGAGGATACGCACACGCATACCAGGGCCGAGGAATCACCAGCGTCCGTGACGACCTTGGGCAAAGCTACGTCACAGTCGCATGTGTTGGACCAACCGAACGCTCAGCACGACAGGTCGCAGACCTTGTGCTCAACAAACTCACCGGTTTCAAGCCGGTGGACGCTGGAGAACTAACTCCAGCACCGAATGCTGGATCCCTAGTATTTGACAACACCATCAAACCAATTAAATATATTTCTGAGATCACATTCATATTTTTCGTAAATACTGATGTGGTATCATAGTATAAGATAAGAAAGGACCATCATGGCACTTTTTAAACACAAGCTTACTGGTGAGATTATTGATGCCCCTGCGCATTATGCTCTTAACCCTGTATTGGGAAAGAACCTCATTCCAGTAGATGCTGAAGCTCCGGCAAAGCCAGAGAAGAAGCAGAAGAAAGAAGCTCCAGTGGCGATACCTGTTGAGGTAGAAGCCGAAGAGGGCGAAACCCCAACCATCGAGACTAACGAGGAATAAAACATGGCTACTAAGATGCTACGCCCTAATGTGGGTATTTACGTTGCAGCCGGAGATGCGTTCGCTGACTGGAAGGCTCCTACCCTTACAGAAATCACCGACGCTACTAAGGTGTTCAACATTTCACAGGCCGTCACTGACGACTACACACTAAACCAGACTGAATCTCAGTCAGACAACTCGCTGTCGATCGTTGACAACGCAGATGTTACCACCCCAACCTACTACAACTACGAGGCTTCGCTTGATGGCTTCCGCGACGAGAACCTAAGTGCAACTTCGGTTTACAACAAGTTCCGCGACCTATTCAAGACTGCTGATGTTAAGTATTACCTAATCAAGCGTGTTGGTTTTGAGCACGACGCAGCCTTCGAGGCAGCTCAGGAAATCAGCATCTTCGGTGTGAAGACTGACTTCCCAACTGAGCTTATTGGTGATGGCGAGATGGTGCGTCTAGGCGCTCGTTTCCTAACCACTGGTGAAGTTGCTGTTAACGTTGCTGTTGCTGCTGGAACTGCTGGCGTTGGCCCAGCTCTTGCTTCAACCGTTGGCACAAAGTCGACCTCTAACGGTAAAGTAAAGGTTACCTGGGTTCCTGTTGCTGACGTAACAAACGAATCAGCATTCCTTGCAGGTCCAGACATTGCTATCCTAAACGACGGAATCGAACTAACCTCAGCTATTGCTTGGGACGGTTACGACCTTGGTGCTCAGGACTCGAACAAGATCGACGACCGTTCGATCATCGACGAGGGCCAGGTTCAGGTTCGTGGATTCGCTCAGTTCAGCGGTTCGCTAACCTTCTTCCGTGAAGGTGACCTAGAGGACACCACTGGTGCATACGCTATCGCTCGCGAAGCTTTCAAGGCTTCGACTGATGGCACACGCCCACAGGGTTACCTAGTTACCCGAATCAACAAGGCTGCCACTGGCGCTTACGCTAACAACGATGTTGTATCTGTCTACAAGTTCATTGCAGACGCTTACATGGACAACACCGAAGGCGAAGACTCAGTTAAGTTCATGGTCAACTTTGCCCCACAGGGTAAGCTTGGCGTAATGGTTTCGGCTACTGACTAAGTTTAACTAGACCGGTTGGAGCGGGGACTTGCGCCCATTTGCCCCGCTCCAACCTTAAACTTCCACAATGGGCAGTTCTACGAAAGGCGCAATAATGAGCGAAGAAACAACAGCAACAACTGAGCAGATCCCAGATCAGGTAGCGGAAACTCTTGCTATCGTTAAGGAAGCTCAGGCTAAGGGAGTGTTTAACCTCAGTGAGGTTATTAAGGGACGTGGTTTCCCTACAAAGGATGTAACAATTTATCTTGACGCTGAGGCTGCGTTTAACCTTGCCCAGATTGACGAAGAGATGAATGATTTTCTTGACGCCGATTATCGTGCAGAGCTAGACACTCGTGCACAAGATTTGGCTAAAAAGATTCGTGAATCAGCTCTTACTTTCACAATGCGTGGCGTTAGCCAGAAGATTGTTGATAAGGTTATGGCTGACGCAAATGAAAAGCACCCACGTGATGACGCTAATGGTAACAACCCTGAGTGGGTTAAGTTCTATGTCTCAAGCCTTGTTGCGCAGAACATTATTCGTGTAACTGACGCTAATGGCAATGTTGACGAGAAGATCTTTACTGTCGAAGACATGTATGAGCTTCGTGAACAGCTTACTCGTGACGCTTGGGATGTGCTTGCAGATACTATGCAGAAGCTAACTCTTGCCAGTGGCTATTTTGAACAACTAACGGATGCAGGTTTTTTACCGAAGTCTTAACCTGGGAGGGCAATCGCCAATATCTCGTCAGAGTTAAGACTGCCGTTAAGAATGGGATTCGTCCGGTCGCTATGCTGTTCCATGAGCAGCCTAGCGACCCTTGGGTTCCGTTCGATTTTTTGCTTTTAGAAGCGTATCAGACGCTTGAGGATGAAACTTGTAATGAGTGTGGCAACCCTGTGTGGGTGTGCCGTAATGAAGATGCTAGCAATGTTGGTTTTAAGATTAAGACTGGACGTTGCTTTGGCAAGGCTGAGCTGGATAAATGGCTCGAAAAAGACTCGAAGAAGAAGAGCACAAAGAAGAGTTATGGGGAGTATCCTTACATTGTTGCTTACACTTATGACAACGGCCCTATGCCTTCCAGGTCGGATTATTTGCAGTCTTTAGCCGACCGCGATAGTGTATAATAGGTGTATACACTTCGATAGGTAGGAATGGCTTTGGCGGACGAAAGATTTAACATATCACTCGGTCTTGACACTGGGCCTGCCCTTCTCGACTTCAAGCGGTTCAGCAAGGAAGCTTTAGATGAACAGAAGAAGTTAGAGAAGCGCCTGGGTGGCATGGCTGTGCCAATTCACTTCGTTGATGATGCAAAGTCCCTTGACACAATGATAAGTAAAATCAATACTGTCAGGCAAACCTCTAAAGTTCTTAAGAAAGAACAAAAAGAGCTAGGCAAGCTCATGAGCCGCGAGTGGGACAGTATGACCCCACAAACAAAGTCGGCTCGTGGCAGTCGCATGAAAGACATTAAAAAGGGTATCGGACTTAACGAGGGTGCTCAGCAACAGTTGCTTGCACAGTTCCGTAAACTAACTAGCGAGCCTGTTGTGCTTGCCAATCGGTTGAATGCCGAAATCCAAAAGGTAGATAGACGCCTAAAGTCTATGAAGCCTTCAGAGGCTCAGCTTGACATTAGTGGCGAACTACAATCTATTACCGGCTCGCTTCAGTTGGCCTATAAAGAACTTGCTACCGCCCGTGGCAGGATCAAAAAGGTCAAAGACGAATCCATGGCCGAGTGGAAAGCTAGCGACGGCCCAAAGACTAATGAAACTCGCAAAAAGCATGTTGTTGCTATGCGCCAAAAGCAGAGCCCTTTCATTGAGGAAGAGAAGCGTTTAGAGGCTGAAATTGCTGCTATGACTTCTCGTTCAACAAAGTTGAGGAGAAACTATTCTGGCGCTGCCACACTAGAGTATAAGCAACTGGCGGAGCAACTCAAAGACCTCAGGGAGTGGCGAGATGAAACAATCAAGTATATTGAGTATGCAGAGCTACAGTTAGAATCTGCCGGATTACCTCTACGCGAGATTGGAAGTGGCTACAAGCCTAATAAGCTCGACAAGGGCAAGAAGAAGGGGCTAGTCCAGTATGACCCGCTTAGTGCGCTTGGCCAGGGCTTTACCCCTACAAAGGGCAAAGATGGAAAGAACAAGCTAGTTGCGGATGCTGTAACAACTCAGGTTGCTGAGGCTGTTGCCGAGTCATTCTTAACTAAAATCAAAAAGTCTGGCGTTCCATCTAGCGGTGCATTAAATGATTTGATTATTGAAGCGCTTGTTAAGCGTGATGTTATCACAGCAGAGCAAGCCGCGGCAGTAATTTCCTCACGCGAATCTTCTGTGCTAAAGCTAGCTGGTGAAGCTCTTAGCGCTGGTCGGAAAGATAAAAGCAAAGCAGGCCTGCAAGCATTAACTGAAGAAGCTGCACCTACAGTCGAAGGTGCAATTACCAGGTCGTCTGTTGGAAAAACTGGTGTTGAAAGCACTGACTTTACCCCAGAGTTTTCAACTGCATTAGGAAGTCAAATTGAAGCAGCGCTAACCTCTGGCGGTATCAGTTTTACCGGCATCGGTGTGCGTAAAGAAGACATTGGCGACATTGTAAGTCAAGCGATGAAAGCTAATGGAGTAGAAGAAGAAGATTCCGATAACGAAGAAACAGACAGTGAAATTGATCAGGCTAGAACGCTTGGCGATATTCTAACAGTTCTAGAGAGTAATCGCGACGATGACGAAGCAGAATCAATTGCAAGGTCGCAATATTCTGCGGACGACAAGAACAGGGCTGATGACTTAGGTAACCAGCGCTCTAACTTTGGTATTGGTTCAGACATTACAACCGAAGCGGAAGCTTTACGCAAGCAAGCTCAGGAGAAAAACGATCTTGTAATGGCCATCCTTGAGATGATTAGCCTCGGCAACGAAGTCGGTGGGCTAAGGGGTTCAAAGATTGGTTCAACTTACGACCCTGAAACTGGAATGAACAGTCGCGGTGTTGCACCGCTTGACTACATCGGTGGTCTTTTCCCAATCAATAAACTTGGCGAAGAAGACGACCCGAACTATGGTGGCTTAACAATCGCAGCCGATGATCTTATTCGCGCTTTTACTGACGCAACTGTTGCGCTTAAAATTGTTAACAAAGACAATGTGCGCGGAAGCGTTCCAACCCCAGGCATCGTTCAGCAAAACCCTAAACCTTTCTACAGCTCTGAAGATGAATACAGCGGTGAACTAACAAAGATTGACCTCGCCGCTGAAATTGCTCGTCGCAATGCCGCGCAGGACGCTTGGGACAAGCGCGCCTTAGAAGATAAGCGCAAGAAGAAAGGTTCATCGAGTCTTTGGTTCTCTGACACACAGCAGGACATAAATGGTGGAATTCCTCAAATTGGACCAAACCAGGACATGACCAAAAAGCTTTGGGAAATGGTTCAGAAGATCACTTACGGCGCTCGCAACCCTGTGGTTAAGCCGGGCGAAGAAGATCCTAATGTTGGAAGATTAGTTAACTCCCAATGGGATTCATTCATGCAAGACTTTGCAAACCTTGCGCCTGGACTTCAAAAGCTTATTGGTGTCGCTGAACAGGCCGGCATTTTCATGGGAATCCTCACAGATAACCTTCAAAGCTCTGGGGCACAGCTATCTAAACTTGGTATGGGGAACTCAAACATCCCAAACCAGAATACCCTTGAAAAACTTTTTGATCAAAACAACTATTCACCAAGCGCTTCAGTTAAATTTATTGACCCAACAACTGGTAAAGAATCTTCTTCTACCTCTACTGGTTCAACACCTGGCAGTTACATGGGCGGAAATGAGATTGGGGTTAAACTCTTCTCCCCTTTACAAAAGATTTTGGAATCTCTTGAAGACGATTTCCGCAAAATTTACGGCGGTGGCTTTAAGGATCTAATTGGCAAGAGCGGACTATTTGATGCCGCAACATTTAAGCCAGCCCCAGAAGGCGCAAAAGAAGGCGACTCCAACGTAATTGGAATGACCTATGGTGAAGCATTTGTAAAGAACCGCGACGCCTTCTTCCAATACATTGCTAAGCACACTCAGCGTCTAATGATTGGTGACATTACACAGGCTTTGCCACAGGTTGACGCAGCCCTAGAAAAGGGAACCACTACAGCCGCAAACGGCGGGCCTTACTCGCGTGGCGAGATGGCAAGCTACCGAAACATGTATGATGCTTCTCAAGACCCTTCGAGAATGGGTTTCAACGAGCGCGACCGCCAGCAGTGGATGAGAGAATCTTCTGTGCTCACAGAGGCAACCGCAAAGTTTGGTGGAGCTAGCGAAGACGTTTTTGATTCAGCAGTCTTTGATGCCGCAAAGCCTTTTGCAGAATATTTCCAAAGCGAATATGAAAGAGTTGAAGAAACTCTTGTCAAGCAGTTGGAGTCTGGAGAGTTCGCTGGGGACGAGGGGACCCCAATTGCGATGGGTGACCAAATCAAGGCTGTGCGCCAGAAGTTTAATAACTGGATTTCTGAAATTCTATCAGGCTATGTTGATGACATTGACCTAACCAGCCAAACCCCAAGCTTTAAAGATTTAAAGAATGGTCCGGTTCTTAAATGGTCTGTTGACCAGGCTAAGAAACAGATGGGTGATCGACCAAACCCTAGAGCTTTCAACGCTGAAAGAGAAAAGCCTTCAGCTAACCCTAACCTGGGCGAGGACTTGTATAAGTTTGAACTAGAAGACTTGATGCGACCTGTTGAACTCATCCCTGGATACGACCCTAATGAGCTTCTTCAGCTTGACCCAGGAGTTGCTTCGGATGTTGTTGCTGGCTTAACTCAAGGCTTATCAGCTAAAGAAGGTGAGATTGGCCAAGCTGGTGCTGACATGGGCCAGGCTCTTGGTGATGGCTTTGACGAACAGATCGGTCGAAACTCTCCAGCACAATACTTTATTGACGCCGCTGATGACGCCGCTGAGGGTGTAATTGTTGGTGCGCAGAAACGCCTGAAAGACCTTAACGACGCAGGTCGTGCACTTGCCGAATCGTTTAACGCAGGATACTCCGACCAGGCTAAGGTCAATGCTATTGCTAAGATTCAGGAACTTGAAAACGCTGGTCTAACAAAGCAGGCTGAAGCTCTTAAGAAGCAGATGCGTGAAGCACCAGCTCAGGACAAGAAGCCTGGAAAACCAGGCAGTGCGGAAACAGGTTTTGTTCTCAGGGGCGAAGAAGAAGTTGCTAAAAGAAACAAGGAGCTTGCTGACAAGCTTAAAAAACTTGCCGAAAGCCAAGATGATCTTCTTATCGCCCTTGACATTGAGCACAGTGGTGGGTTAAACCCGACGCCAGCAAAGGACGGAGAGCCTGCAAAGCCTGGTAAGCGCGCAATGGTTTACGCAGTTGGCGCATCCGCAGCTTTTGGTGTCGAATCTGAAGGTCGCGCTGCTGGTAACCCTAACGTTCCAGCTGTTGTGCCACAATCCGAAGGCCTCATGTTTGGCATGGTTGTTCCGCCAAAAGATCCAGAGTCAGGAACTCGATTCACTCGTGGAGCCGCTAAGGGTGTTGGTCTAGTTGAAGACAATGAATCCAATACACAGATTCTTCCAAACCTTATTAAGCGCATGGAACAGCTTGGCATCGGTGAAGACAAGCAAAAAGGCGACGAGCAAACTTATGTAGACCAGTTGCAAGACGTTGCTTTCTTGCTTAACAAAATTTATGAGCTACAGATCCCGCTAACGCTACATGGAGGTTCGCTACCAGACCTTACAACTCTTGGTAAAGAGTTCGCTAACTACGGAATTGAAGCCCCAACTGGCAAGCAGTTTGAGGAAGCCGGGCTTCTGGTTGAAACTCAGTCAATGGCTAACATGCTTAAGAAGCTTTTTGGTGAAGATATTCCAAAGAGCATTACAGGTATTTATCAATTCTTTACTGGAAAAGTTCCGGGCCCAGAGCT